AACCACGGAAAATTATTGTCCGTAATTTTTTTAAATGTAATAAAGTATTCTTTATTAGTTAGAAAGTTATTTTCTACTTGTATTGTCATGAGTTTTTATTACATCTTTTTCATTAGTTGATAGATTTTTAATATCCTCATTAAAATTCATATTCCATTCAGCAACCATTCTTATTAAACAATTTCCAAAATGCCTTAATGACATAGCATCGAAATGTATTTTTTTATGTTTAATAATAATTTTTATTTCTTCATCTGAAAAATTTAAGTCACATGAACCATCTTTAGGGTTTTGTCTAAAATCCATTTTGTTCCTCTATAGTTGTTATTCCCCAATAAGGTCTTTTATCCATATAATTATTTGCATATTTACCATTTTTTAAAACATAATGTAAAAAACATTGAGTATGCCAATCCCCGAAAAATTCATCGCGTCTATGGTTAATTTTAGAACCCAGATAAATAATCGCGTCTCCAGGTTTAGTTATTAATTTTTCGTTTTCCATATATATTGGCCAATCAGGACCATTGTTTCCAATATGAACGGTTAAACTTACTTCACAAGAAGGCCTGTCTTTATGATTTTTTAAGATGGCATGTTTAGTATACATTCTCCAATAAGAGTAAGTTGGTAATAATTCTACATTAAGTTTTTTTTCTATTAGGTTTTGTTTTGTCAACAACAAAGATTCCATTGCTGGATCACCATAAAAAGCTGTGTCATAAGTATTACTAAATTTAAAGTCAAAATTTGTTGTATTAAGTCTGTGTTTAATTTGACAATATTTATTTAATAAAATAATTTCACTCTTATCTAAAAAATTTTTTATCTTAACAAAATTAAAATCTTTACTTATCTTGCCCATGCCACCACCGAAAATCTTTCTCCTTTTGTAACTGGAGTCACTGTATGAGGAAACATAAAATTACTAGGCCAAATAATTAATCTATTAGATACTTTTTTAATTTCATAAATTTTTTTAGATTCTAATAGTTTAAAATTTAAATTACCACCCTCATAGTTATCATTAACAAAATAAATTAAACTCATAGTTCTAGGTGCTGAGGGGCCATCATCAATATGAAATTTATAGTGCCCTCCTTCACTATATTTTAAAACCTGCATGTCGTTTATATTTACATTAAGATCAAAACCATCATAGTTTTTATTATATTCTTTAAGATAATGTGAAAAACATCCAAGAAAAAACGAAGCCCAATGAGCATTTGTTAAACTAGAATCATTTATGTTTGATAAAGTGTATCCCATAACATTTCTTATTGAGGAATCTACACTTTGAGAACCATCAGCATTTATAATAGCACTAGGGTCGTATTTGAGATTATTTTTACAAATCTTTGTAAACGTGTCTAAGGCACTTTTATCAAGAATGTTATCAAATACTTTTATATAATTATTAACTATTTCCACGATTTTCTATGCCACCAGTTATTTTTATAATTATGTAATAAAGTTTTCATAAAATTAAATCTATGTTTTATTAGTTCTTTTTCACCTTTAGTTTTAATTTTTAATTTCCAAGCATCTCTTTTAAAAGGTATTACCTGCACATAAGGTGTTCCTTTTTTTATAGTAGTTTTCAAAATAGGGTATTTATCACCGTTAATAATTATAGGAAAATTAACTTCATAATCGAATGTATCTGTGTCAACTATACCTGGGATTATTGAAAATCTATCATCTTGGTTATTTAAAGGAGGTAAAAATAAACAAGAATATCCAGGAGGTGTTTTTATAAACCAGGGGTTTAAAATTTTTAAAAAAGAAAACCCATTGTTTTTTTTAACAAAAGGACATTTTTCTCCAAGTTGTTCTATTGGGTGATAAGAGCTTAATCCGCTTACATTTATATTTATTTTTTCTTTTGATTTTTCTGGTAAAGTATTTACAGGACTTTCCCATATAGATTTTTTTTCATCTGTATCTGAATCTATAATATTATGAGCTAAATAAGAATCGTTTGGTATTTTTAATATATAACCTGTTGTTAATGTATCTAAAAAAGGCATACATCCTTTTATTGTCCGTAATGTAGCAGTGTGATCTAATTCTTTATACCAATCAGGTATATTTAATTTACAGGGTATAGGTCTTAAATCTTTTTGATTGGTTATTAATTCATCTGAACTAAACTCAATAATATTAGATAACATATCTTAAATCTTTTTTGTGAAAAGAAATATATTATACTAAGGTATTTGTAAAGGACTATAATAAGTTATTGAATTTTCAACGCAATACTCTTCCCAAGTTTTATTTAAAGGATAAGTAATACTTGATAAATCTTGAGATAATAAAACATTTTTGTAAGTTTCTAAATTACTAAACATAGGGTTATCTGGATTAGAATCTAAAAACATTTCTAATTGAGCAACAATTTCATTAATATGTTTTTGTAAACTTTCTTCATCTACAAATGAAGTAACTATGTCTTCATAAACAATAGTATCGCCAGACATTTTAGCTGATTTTTTATTTTTTCTTACATTATCAAAATCAGAGTCCGATACAGTTTTTACGTTGTAAAAAACATCTTCAATATTCATGTGAACTTTTTCATCAGAAGATGCTATTTTATATAAATCATTTTCGTTAAAAATTAAATAAGCCATAATAATTATCCACTATTCTCTATTAGGTATATACTACCTGGGTTTCCATTGTTTCCTGGAGTGCCTGTTGCTGTTCCGCCACTTCCACCTTTTCCTGTACCTCCAGGATTGGGAGAATTTGCTCCAAATAAAATATTTCTAGTTACATCGGTAACTGTTGCGCCTGGTGCGCTACCAGAAGAACCTCCGCCCCCACCGCCATTTGAGCTTCCTCCATTTCCAGTGGAGCCTCCGTTTGCAGTAGCTAAGTTTGTAATATTACTGTTTCCACCTGCATTTCCAGAAGGTGCAGGGTTGTTATTGGAACCTGAAGTTCCTCTGCTTCCACCAGCACCAACAGAAAAACTATACCCAGTTCCGCCAGAAACAGGACCTGCAAAAAAACCAAATCCACCGGATCCGCCACTACCGCCATTACCAGCATTTCCTCTTCCTGCCCCACCTGCACCACCTGCAGATAGATATGCTTGAAATTTTGTAGCTGAAGGATGTGCAGTATAAGTTCCAGATACGGGACCATTTTGAAATCTTACCACTTGAAAGTTAGATGAGCCCGCGCCAGAGGAAGCTGCGGTCAATCTTCCTTGAGCATCAACTGTAATTGATGCAGCAGTATAATCTCCTGCACTTACTGCAGTGTTAGCTAATTTATCAGCGGTTACAGCATCGTCAGCAATGTTAGCTGTTGCAACTGCATTATCAGCGATCGCTGCAGTGACAACTGCATCATCAGCAATTTTTGCTGAAGTCACAGCATCGTCTGCAATTTGTGCGGTTGCGATTGTTCCAGAAATATTTGCAGCAGCAACAGTTCCACCTAAAGAGTCTAATGAAATTTCGTTTAAGTTTGTTCCATCAGAATATGCTGCGTAAATTTTTGCTTGGTCTAAAGTAAATCCAGTACCCGATGCAGTTTTAATTGTAAGGTTAGTTGGATTAGTTAAACCTGTTGCATCAAATATATAAAATTTTTCTATTGAATTTGGGATAGTACAAATTGTACTAGCAGCAATAGTTGCAGAAGCAAATTTTATTACCATGTTTCTTGCGTTAGATAATGCACCGTCTGACATTACAAGAGCAAGAGTACCACCACTTGAAAGTGTTACTTGTTCGAAACCAGCGATAGCTTGTTGAATTACATTTAAATTTGTGTTTGTTTTATCTCCCCATGTACCAGCGTTTTCACCGGTTACCATTAGTTCGAGTTTTAAATCTGTAGAATAACTAGATGCCATAATTTTTATCTCCTAAATAATTTAAATAATACCTCATTTAAGCAGCCCGATCAACCTCAGTCCAAGTATTATTTACTCCTGGATTTATTTCAGCCCATGCAGTAATAATAGGACTTCCTACTGAAGCTGTCAACTGTATGCCTGTAACGTCAACACCCGCAGCACCAACAGCTACTACAGAGCCTGCAGAGCTTGTTAATTGTAAACCTCCTACACCAATTATTTGACCTGGTATATCTGCGTGTTGGCCAAGAGTCATTGTTAACTGTTGTCCTGTAACTGGCTCATTAGTAGATTGAATTAAGCTTATAGACCCTAGGGTCATTGTAGCTTGAATACCTGTAACATCTACTGGAGTTTTAAGACCACCTACAGCAGTTCCTACAGACATCGTAGCTTGGATACCAGTAGCACTTACATTAGCATCTGCAGTAAATGTAGAGGCTGTTGTTAAAGCATCAAGCTGATCTTCCGAAGCTAATACAAATATATCTTGGTCAATTTGAATTGAAAAAGATGGACTAGCGAAAGTAGTTGTCAATTGACCAGCACTTGTCACTGAAACATTTACATCTGTAAATGCACCTGTTGCTGGGAAATTAATTGTAGAAGTAAGTTCTTGACCAACTGCTTGTGCGGAGAATGCTCCACCCCAGGCCAAGTTACCCCAAGTTCTTCTACCCCAACCTATTCCAGTAAGAGTAGATTCATCAACTGTAACAGAACCTATTCCTGAATTTAATTGTTGTCCTGTTACGTCAATTTCTTGTCCAATAGGAGTAGATACAGTTCCAACTCCAATTGATTCAAGAGATCCTGTAACAATTTGAATAACAGAGGTACCTCCTGTAGCACCTGCGTTTGTTGCAGTTAAAGTTGAGCCTGTTACATCTACACTTGCGTCACCCGTTACTGATTGTAAATTTCCGATTGAAAAAGATAATTGAACACCTGTTACATTTGGTGCAGATCCAGAAAGATCTCCCCATTCATTTTCTCCCCAAGTGTCACCACCCCAACCTACTTGAATAATACCTGCAGCGGATACACTGCCAATGCTGTAGGTTGCACTTATTCCAGAAACAGTTAATCCGACATCACCTTGTGCTGCCCAACTACCTTGTCCCCAACTAAGTGCACCCCACGCATTTGACATTCATTCTTATCCTTATGCTATTCTTAAGATAGCAGCAGAAGTAGTAAACGCAGGAAACTGGATTGTAAATGTTCCAGATGTTGCAGTTTTATCACTTCCAAAATCTAATACAGCAACTGCATCAGTAGTATTTGAACCACCATCAGTAGTTGTGTTGTAAATCAAAGCACCTCTTGCAGTAAGAGTTACGTTTTGAAAACTAAGATCAGCAAAATCAGTAATAGCTACTGAAGATGAAACTTTAACACCTTGATTTACAAGAGTACCGCCACCCGCTGTATAGTTTGATGAAGTCACTTCATTTGCAGTTGCATAGTTTGTTGTTGATTTTCCTAAAGTTGCAGAACTTGTATACATTGCTAATTTGTAAGTATCAGATGATGTATCAAAGTCGTGCTTTCCTTGAAGTAATTCTTTTTTAAAAGAATCACAGATTGCATTTGTTGTTATTGCCATAATTATTCTCCTTATTAATTTGTGTTTGGAGGAGGTGAAGGTATTTGTACTCTTGGTACTCCATCATCGTACTCCGCTCGTCTTCTTCTACCCATTTGTTGTAGGGCAAAATTCTGTACTTCCTCATTGTACTTCTTTTCATAAAGATTGTACATATCCATAGGACCTTTTAAAAACCTAAAAGCTTCCGTTAATACACCGTGTAGTAACATAGACTCTTGATACTTAGCTATGAAGGTTTGATTAGTTGAAGTAAATTCTGGTGGATCTTTAATATAATTTATTTGTATTTCTAAAGCAGTAGCAGGTACTGGTGCAACTAGAATATTGAAATCATCCCAGTTTGCGTAATATTTAGGAGTACCTGTAGCTCCTGTGCCGTTAAATTCTGATATATAACTTGTATCTCTTTTTTCCAAAAAAGTTCTATTTCCAGAACCATCAATAACTTGCACAGATCTTAATATTAAAGCATCAGATGGCATAGCTACATATCTGTTACTTGCTGTAAAATTAGAAGTAGCATATTTTCTTAAATCGTCATAATCAACTTTGCCTGCAATATCTAATTCAACGCTTCTTATGAAATCTTGAATAATTGCATCAGTTAAAACATTACTATCTACCTCAGTGTAGTTTCTTACTTGTGTTAAAAAATTTGAATGTGTTATAGCCATTATGTAATACTCACCGTTACCTTTCCTAAAAGTAAATCTGCTTGTCTACTTCTATTTTGTAAAGACGGGTCTTCTGGAATCATACTATGTAAAATTGTAGTTACTCCATCTCTAATTACTTCTACATATTGAGTTTGAAAAGCAAATTGACCTGGTAGAGTTAAATTAGCTATTCCAACCATAGAACCACCTGAACTTACTATTGTATCGTCATTGGGTGCTTGTGGGTTTATAGTAGATATATCAACTGGTTGTTGAAACTTCATATTTCTAGAATTTTGTAAAGCTATTGCATCCGCAGTATTATGTCTTCTACGTATTTGTGGATGTTTAGGTTCAAACTCTGAATAATGTACTAATGATCCATTCCATTCCTTAACCATTTCAGTGTAAGGAAAAGCCATTCCTGATCTATCTGAAATTGCTTGTGATCTTTTACCTGTTGCCCATTTAGCCATAATTATATTCCATTAGGGTAGAAAGATTGAGGAGTAATATAAGTTGAAGCTCTTTGACCATCTTCATCTAATGCTCTTTTAAGTTGATCTTCATAAATTAATTTGTTTTGTTGTACAAGTGTTGGTGCATTTTTCATCGCTAAATAATAAGCAAGTCCTGCAACCATACAAGGTAAAAATCTAAATACCACATCAGCATCGTTTGTATATGCTCCTGCATCTTGTACT